CCTCTGTCGAGGGGGTTGTTGTGTTTAAATAGGGGCAGTGGAAATTTGCTGAATGTTTGTAGGTTCTCCCAGTTTTGAGTACTTTGTGGGGTCAAACCCGTTGATCATTCCAAACGTGCAGTTACCTGCTCCAAACTGAATGCCAGCAGTATAAGCCGGTGTAATATCCCATCCAGAAAGTCGGGTAATAAAGCACCACTCCGAACCGACAAATACAGCTGGGGCGTTTTCTCCATGTAGGGTCTTGCGCACTACCGTAATATCGTCCACGATGGTTCCAATGCCGTCGGAGATTTGAATCGGATGCGATACATCAATAAAAGTGCAATGACTGATAGAAACTGCCATACATCCTCCCTCGATGTAAATACCGTTCATGGGAGCCGTCGCGAGGAACTGACATGTATTGATAACAGCCGTTGATTTTACCAGGCGTATGCCGTATGCCGGGGCGTTACTATAGCTGTTTAGAATATGTACTGCGCCATGAAGACAATTTGATAAGTAAATACCGGTTTGCGGGCACTGGTCTGCAATGAAACCATCAATCAGAATGTCCCAAACCGTTGATGGGGTCGAGGAGGCGTTAATCCATATGCCATTGGAGTTGCTGCATTCGCAGTTGCTGATATAAATATCTCGAATATCGTTGGAAGAATCAGCAAGGAACATCCATCTATCCCCGGTAGCACTGCCGAGGCTGGAAATGCAGTTTACTGCGCGGAAAGAGGCGTTGCCGGAGATACCAGTGGCACCCGTGGAACTCTCTACTAAATGATAACTTGTAACAGGCTTAGAGGTTGTAAGGGCAATATCATGTATAATATTGCGCACCTGCATATTGATAGTATGCGCACATTCTAACACCTTTCGGCAACCGATTATAAACATATCCTCAATGAAGAATCGCTCAGAATACTCCGAAGTAAAAGCCGCGTCTACCGCATCTGTTGTACCGATAATAACGCCATTGCGAAAAATAGTGCGCTCCACATGGGCTGTATTACTGCCGTTAAAAATGAATTTGCTGTTGGCAGTAGTGAGCTTAATAACACACCCCTGCAAATCGTATGTTGTGTGCGGTTGAAGATAAATATTATCACTTACAATGTATGTAGTATCAGTGCCCAGTCCAGCATATGTAGCAGGACGACCAAACTTCACTGTACCCTCATAACCGGAGAGATAATTGCTGATAGCAGATCCTAAATCGCCCTCATAATTAAACCAGTCAACCAGTACAACGCTATCTGTCATCTTGATTGTGCCGTTGTTTGCTTTACGGAAATGACAGCTAGCACCAGCAATCGGTGCGGTGATGGTTACTGTGCATGTGGTCGCAATCAACATTGCGTTGTACGCAAAATAGGAACCGGTCAGTGTGACGTCCTGATTAATATTGTATGTGCCATCCGGGAACAGCAGGGGAAGACCGGATGCCATAGCACGCCTAATTGCCTCCGTATCATCCGCTAAGCCGTTGCCTAATGCACCGTAGTCCTTAACGTTAGCAAATGCACCAGAGGATTTGTCCTCAATCTGTTCTTGTAATTTTTTATCTGCCTCAATACGGGCCTGTGTCTCATTGCCAATATCCGTATGAAGCTGGGTGACGGCGTCCTTCCGGGCCTGTGTCTCATTGTCAATATCCGTCTGAAGCTGTGTGTCGGCGTCCTTCCGGGCCTGTGTCTCATTGTCAATATCCGTCTGAAGCTGTGTGTCGGCGTTCTCCCGGGCTGTTTTCTCTGCGCTCAAGCCCTCATTAAATGCATTGATAAGGTAGTGCAGAACTTCATTTGTGGAGCTGCTAACGCAGTTAGAGCCGGGCACGTAAGCATCACCGGCGGACATTGTTTTTGTGACACGTACAAGCGCCCCATTGACCCAGACAAGATCGTTGATAGCTCTATCAGCTGTCGCGGTGGGGCTGTGGCCCTCGTCGTTGGGAGTAATGGCCTTTTTGACATCGGCCCAAAGTTCATCGAAATTGCCAATTTTGGTCCAGAACTCTGTACGGTCCAGAGATACACCGGACGGTACCGGCTGTACGGAAAGATAGGCGTTACCGTTGCTGTCCACAACAACGGTATTAGCCTCGTACTGGCTGGTGATGTTCCATTGGATTGGGTTTGCGTACTTAATCGTGGCCAGGCTGACAAAATTCGTCAGTTTGGTATTAAATTCATTCAGCACCTCAATAATCCAATCCAGATTGAGATCATGAAAATTGGTGTAGGGCGCTCTGTGAATAGGATTGATACTCATAAATCATATCTCCTTAATATACCAGCAAACAAAAGTTTGCCCGGATGTCCGTAACGATTTTATGGATTGCATTTTCCATTGCAAGGGTCAACTCTTTGGCAATAAGGTCTTGCGGGTCTCGCCCTGCCCGGCCCTTCTCGGTCACGGTGTCTTTGTAGCCGTTGTGCAATTCGGATGTGTTGTTATCGGTGGTGGTCTGTTCGGTGGTGGTCGTATCCGTGCCGCTGCTGGTAATGGTGTTTCCAGTTCCAAGGGCCGTTGTACTCTTTTCAGCGGTTTGCAATGTTCCGCTGTCAAACCCCGTGACGTCCCGGGTGGTGCTGTCGCTGCCGGTATTCTGGCCGGTGGTGGTCAGGTTAGGCGCTCGGGTAGTTGTTCCCTTCACGCCGTTTGTGCGGTTGATTGTGCCGCCACTGGTTCCTGCATGGTCGGTGGTTCTGATTCGGTCATCGGATGCCAAAGCATCGTATTTAAGGCCCAGCGCCTCAGCGTACCGGGTCCAGCTCGGAAGCATGGTTTCAGAATAGACGCCCAGCGCCCTGCGCATCGTGGGGCCATCCGCGTATAATACCTCCAATTCCAGCGTATCAAACAGTAATTGATTGCAGATAGCGTCTTTAGAGACATTGTCAGGGACTTTCAAGTCGTCGAACAGTTTCGGGTATCTTGCCAACAGGCCGTTAAAGCTCAATGTTGCGTGCATCGTTGTTCACCTCCTGCGCCCCAGTATCGGGCGGAAAACGCCAATCGACCCATAAAGTAGATTTGTCAATTCCAAAGAGCTTGTGAACCCGCTCGCACCCATGCTGCAAGCTGTCCAACCATAGCGACGCTTTGGCGGCTGTCTCAACGTTGTTAGAATTGACTTCGTCGGTCAACATCCGCTCTTTTTTGCTGGTGTTGGTGTTGGGGATGCCAACTTCAGTATCAAACAGGGCTTTAATGGTTTTAAGGGCTGTCAACAGTTCGTTTGTAATGAAGTTCCCTTTAAGGTCTGTCGCAAAGTACATCCAAGGTGCTTGCCCGGATGCCCCATTTTTAGGCGCTTTGAGCAACGAGGAATCCACAAACACGGCGGGGTCGCCCTGCATGATCTGGTCAAACATCTTTTTAAAAGATTCTGCACCGGCCTTGTTACCAGATGCAAACACATACGCCAACCGGCTGTTTATTAAATTGCTCTGGATGGTCTGGGCGGCTAGGGCCATCATATCCCCATAATAGGCCACAATATCCACCATGCCGCGGTAATCGGGTTGCAAATTGATGATCTCGCACTGCTTCCCGATTTGCAAATAGGGGGACCCTTTAATAAAAGGGTTTGCAATGATAGAGTGTGTCGGATTATAGAAAATGTTGATGCCGGTTAGTCCCATTCGGTCATATACGAGGCCATAGCGGTCAGTATTGAACACCGTAACACCACCGGACCCGAAAACAAGATATTGCAAGCGGTTACTGGGCCATGTGTCGGGGAGCGTCCAGCGGACCATAGACACAGCTTCAAGGAACAGATATTTGCGGAAATAATAGGATAAGCTGTTGCCTTTGGTGTGCATCACGGAGGGAGTAACCGGCGACACATGAGCGTTGATTTGCTCATAGCTGTATGGAGCGCTCATAACAGACGACCTCCTTTAGACATTTTGAACAGTAACCAAATCGGCAGCTTGCCGACGGGCCACGGTCCCGGCCCGGGACCCGGCCCGGGTCCCGGCCCGGGGCCCGGCCCAGGGTCAGGGCCTCCGCCGGAGTCCCATTCTACTTCCCATGTGCCGACCTGATTCGGGATTCTGATAATGCTGGACGGGTCCCGCAGGTTTCCGGCAGCATCGGCGTACTCCCAATGCGTGTGAATGCCTGTAGCGTTTCCAGTTCGGCCCTGCGTGCCTATAAACTGCCCCTTGGAAATGGTGTCACCCACGTTCCAAATCTGCGATGCAAAGTGCGCAGCTCGCCATGTGGTGCCGTCGGCCATTCTGACTTTGATCATGTTGCCCCACGACTGATCGCCCGAGGTGCTGCCATTCCAGTGCTGCGCCACGACCACAACGCCCGCCTCGGGCGCGTAGGCTTTATGATTGCCGTGGACCGTGTCAATGCCCCGGTGGGGACTTCCGTCCGAGTACGCCGGATAACCGGCGGTCACTCTGATTGGCGACACATCAGTAATACACTGTTTATATACTGCCATTGTTTACGCCTCCTACTCTAAAAAGAATCCATTTTTCATATAGCTTTTGACGCTGTCAATCTCGGCGGCTGTTGCGGGCAACGCAATATCGGGGTCGTCTACCATTATGAAACCCGGGATACTGAACAGCTGCACTTTCTGACACAGGGGCCGCCCGTGGTGTTCGTTGTTGTCGTCTACAAGAATTTTAAACCGGGCCACCATATAAGGAATGCTATCGAAGGCTATTGTAGACCCTGTAGCGCCTTTACTGGCGACATCGGCATTACTTGCTTGCGCAGCATTAAGAATCCCGTTTCCGACGTCTGAAAAAGTCCCACCAGATAGCGCCGCCCGGAGACCTCCGTACGCCGCAGCGAAGCCCGTTTGTAGTAGGCCCCCACTGCCCGAGGGGATGTCAAAGGCTATATTAGACAACTGAATTGATACCCCTAGTTTGGCTGTGGTGTCATGAACTAGCTGTTTTGTGTTGGTGAAGATTCTTAAAATACTGTCACCCGTAAAAAGGTCAGTCACATATTGTATAGTCAGCGAGGAAGCCCCCCACAATTTTGAGGATTCTAATGGAATTACTCCATAAGGTTGCAAGAAAATAGTGTAATCGGTGTAAGGGGCTGCATTACAATACTCGCCACGAGCTGCCGCCTGGGGGTGCTTCGGAACATTCACAGTGACAGATTTTGTGAAGTTGTTATTATCTGCCCCCAAAATCCATCCGGGGATGTCGATTGACCACCAGCCTACATCAATACTGGATACAAGAGGCAGATGCGATGTTAGTTCTGCCATGTTGAATGGAAAATAATTACAACTCACAATATATTGGTACGGATTAAAAAGAATCTTTGTTAAATTGTCGCTGATTTCCGCATTATCAATATTAAGATACGACACATTGGTCAGTAATTTTGCAGACAGCTTTTTGGCATTACTTGGCGTCATTACTACATAAGTTACCGCGCCAATCGAGTTAGCGGCTTTAGCTATGAACCCGATAACAAAAAAACCCCCGCTTATTGTTTCGGAAAAAACACCTTGAAAAGCGCTTGTCACACTCCGTACTTCGGCTGTTGCTGGATATAGGCCGTCTGAAATGGTGCCGTTATACTTTGCCGACGATCTAACCACATATTCGGTAGAATACCCGATCTGGTCTCGGTAGCTTGCCAGCGTGTCAACAGTCAGCGAGGCATTCCAGAGACCATCTGAATATGTCCAATTCTTAACCCAGTAATACCGGCTGAATGTGGGAAGGTAGCAATAATTGTACCCGGTGGGGTCGCTTTGTGTTGCAATCTTGATCTCGGGGTCAATGATGTTGCAAGGGGCTTTGAGGTCAATTCCGAACTCCTGCCCACCGCTGGGCAGCTTTGTGCTGTTTGTGCGCTTTGCAAACTGGTAAAATATAGCTTGCATTTTGCACCTCCTATAAAATAACCGGCGGGCAGATGCCCGCCGGTGCCGGTCAGGACTTAGAGGGGTCCTCGTCCTTGTGCGTGGTGGTTTTCAGGGTGGAGGCTTTTGTCGCCTGGGAGGCGCTCGGCGCCGTGACGTCTTCTTTGGTCATCAGGAACAGAACGGCGTTTTCGGTGAAGTCATCATACCACGACCAACCGTAATGATACCAGAAGTTCGTATACAGGCCCCGGGCGTTCATGGGGGTCGGGACCACGCGGGACAGCTTCGGAGTGTAGCCGATGGCATCCCAGTCCAGCAGGCAACCGAACACATTGGAGAGCTTCACCGCGTCACGCTTGTAGGCTCCGCCGCTAGCGTTGGACACGATAGGTGTTGCAGAAATGGTCTCGCGCTCGTTGATGTTCTGCCAGAAAGTGACCTGTTCCGCGTCACGGTATTTCAGCATATTGTCATGGAACACTTCGGGAATCACGCGGGCGTCGATCTGGCTCTGCGTACCGCTGTACAGATAGAGGTGCTGGCGATCATAGGGAGTGTGTCGCATGATGTTGTACGTCGTGCTGCCGATCGTCCAGTTCTGATGCCAGTTGATGGTGCGTTCCTTCATCAGGCGGGAAATGTCATTGATACGACCATATGCGTATTTGGCAAACCCCGGGAAGTTCGCTTCCTTATACACGTCCTGAACGGTCAGTTCCGTGCCCTGCTGGGCGTTGTACTCATCAAGCAGATAAATGACGCTCTTCGGGCTGGCCACCGTCATGCCGGTCAGATGATTGGCCATCAGGTTGTTGGCAAGGTTACGGCGGTCCGCCTCAATCTGGTTCGACAGGTGCAGCACGAAAGACGACCAGAACTGCGCCAGTTCCTCGGGGCCTTTGAAGGCCGCTTCCATCTGGGTATCAGCCTGCGTGTACACGCGGCTGTAATTGGTCTGGCCATAGTAGTTAGTTTGAAGGACTTTAGGCTTATGGACTTCATACATATCCACGCTCTGACCTTCCGTAAGTGCCCACGCCTTGTCGGTGACGGGGTCAGTATCGCAGAAATTGATCTTCCGCACATGGTTCGACCAGTCGTCGCCCGTAACCTGCAAGCGCTTCAGGGGGGCGTCATAGGGACGGACGGCAAAGATGGTGCGGCCCAACACCTGGCTAATCGCCTTGGTGTAGTTGTCGGCACCGGTCATCAACGTGGCCTGTGCCACAGAAACGAAACTATACGTGTTCACGATGGGCGACGTCGGCGTCTGCCCGGTGGCCAGTTTGTTAATCTCTGTCAGAATTGCGGCAATGTCCGCAAAATCCATACCGGTAGGCATATTACTTCACTTCCTTTCCATAGGTCGGGTCGATGATTCGGGCTGTCACCGTAGCGGCATCCGCCGCCGGCTGCTGCTGGATGCCAAGGCCCAGCGCGTTTGCCTGCAGCGTCTGGGTCATAGTCTGCATTGCTTGCGCACTGGTCTGCTGACCCTGCAAAATCTCCCGCAACAGGGTTTCGAGGCCGTCGTACTGCGGTGCGGGCTGCGGCACGGGCTGCGGTGCGGGCTGCGGCACGGGCTGCGGTGCGGGCTGCGGTGCGGGCTGCGGCACGGGCTGCGGCACGGGCTTCTCCATAGCTTCGATCTCTGCTTTGGTGTATCCGGCCATTGCAAGGGCCGCTTTTTCACTGATTTTCAACTTTAGTCGCCTCCATTACAACGTATGTTTCATGCGCAAGACATTTGACAATCAGGTCTTTGTCTCCTTTGGTTACGGGACCCACCGCGCAACATTGCCGCGTGTGAGCGACGTCTGCCCAGTCGCTATAGTAGCCGATTTTCAAACGAGTGCACAGGTCTGCCAGCAGAAACGCACGCTCGTTTGTTATCGACTGGGCGAGAATGATATAACAACCCATGGTTAGCTCTCCTTCTTGATGTCGTCCAGGGCAAGCCGCATCTCGGTAATAGCCGCAGTGTTCTCCTTGACAACGGTATTACACTGATACCACATCAGCAGAAAAGCAGCGATAGGAAACCCCACATTAGAAATGGCCTGAATCACAGTATTAGCATCCATTTTGTGCACCTCCCTTACAGATACAAGTAAATCCCAGGTTCTTGCGCTGGCTGACGCATGCCCGCCCCTTCTGTGGGCTGCCTGTGGGCACCTGGGATTAACTTTAATATATACTACCCGTATAAAAAAGTCAAGTGCCGCAATACTCGCGAAAGAAAATTTCATCCGAGTAGCGCTCAAACTCAATTTGCCTCTGCAAATACGCGGGCCAGATATACCCATACGCGGCCCTGAATCGTTTACGCTCATAGTCACCGGTGCCATATGTGGGCATCTCGCCAGACCGATGCCGACACACATAGTAGAGGGGTTTACTCTTGTGCTCATAAATGCAGCACCGCCCAATTTGAACAAGCGGGTAGTATTCCCGGAGGGGCCGGGATACCACAAGACTTTTCTCCTCGGCGCTGTACTGGTTTTCAATAGCGGACCTATAAAAGTCCGTTCCGGTCATGGACCTATAGAGGGCCGTATTGGCTTTCTCTTTGGCAATAGGGCTGTCCACAAGATCAATCAAAAGAATCCCTTTATCGGCCAACAGCTTTACGCGCTCTTTCTTGCCGATCATCTTTTCGACTGTATCGGTGATTTCCCACTGCATATAATAGGGGTTTGCCATGCCAACAGCGTTCGACATACACAACAGCGTCATGGGCTTTTGCCCTTGCAATTCGCGGTTACGGTTGACCGTCTCATAAATGTTAGCAAGGCCCACGCCCTCGCCGCGCCGGTAGTAGTCGGATTCTTCTTTCTGGTATTCATCTAAAATAATTATATTGGTGTGAGGACTTGAAAAACCACGGGTTCGGGCCAAGGTGACGACACTTCCCACGACGCCCGACATCTTGGCCGGTTTTATGGGCGCCCCTGTATCCGTGTAGGCTCCCGCGTTGCCCACTTCATACAGTCCCGCTATTTTGGGCAATTTGAACGGGGCGTAATGTGTTTGCAAATCATCGTTCAACGGAGACCACGGCCACATACTGGGTGAAACGCAAATAAGTTCCGCCTGCTGCGGCGTGCGGCGCAGATATAGAAATTCTTCCTCGGTCTGATGCACGTGCTTTAGCGCTCCGTAGGTCTTGCCGGTACCACGTCCGCCCCAAATAAAAATAATAGGGGCCCCCGTTGACAAAATGCCATCCTTTTCGGAAAAATTCGGCCACCCTTCATCGGTGTATAGTTTAATCATCAGACAACCTCCATAATCTTGTACCCTAATATCTTTGCGTATTCGTCGGTAATTCCCAATGTGTACGTATTATCACAAATACACAGGTTTCTTGTTATATGTACCGTGTGCCCGTCAACCACAAAATCGGGCACATTGGGCCGGTCATTATAAATAACCTGATTTCCGGCGGCAAGACAGAACGTAAAGCCGGGCTTGAACACCTCAAAACCACCCCACAGAGCCAGCTCCAAACCGCCTTTCCGCTTGCTAACTCCTGCTATGGTAGTAGTAATTGGCCCTCCCTTTTTATAGGTAGTCGCATATTTTTTTGCGCCCCACGTCATAAACTCTGCATAGCTGCGCTCTTGCTCGTATACACCCATGTAATGAGTATTGCCTTTGGGGTCTGTAGCGCAAGCGCCATTATCTTTTGCAAGCTTTTTCACCGCTTTGTTAAACTCCGCTAAATCAATATTACCCATGTATTTGACGCTGTCAGTGTCGCAGTACACACCATTCTTGCCTGCGGCCCATTGCGCTATTTTTAGGCGCTTGCGAGTGTGGGCCGTTGTCCATACGCCCCATTGATACGGTAAGAACAAGTGGGGGCGGTGGTCGTTATAACTGCCCTCCGGGTCGTCGGTGCATTCGCTCCAAAGATTGTCGGGGTCATCCTCGTCAAAAAGTGTGTCAAGCTGCAAGGGGTCTTGTGCGGTCATGCCGTAATAGCTATTGAGATCGCCCTTGGCCTTGACATAATACAAATCTTGACCGGCCACACCTTTAAGGGATGTTTTACCGGTATAACTCTCTTTTACACAATCCGTCAAGGGCTTTGGCAGTTTGCCATAGTCGGACGTGTACAGGTTCAGAACGTTAAGGGCGTCCCAGTCATATTCTTTGGCAATGATTCTAAAATCTATATCGGTAATGGTGATCTCTAAATGGTCAGCAGACAGCAGACGTCCATTGTCGTTAATGTATCCTTCACAATGCCGAACCTTCGCAAGGGGGATATATGGGAATCCCCACCACTTGAAACGCTGACGCAAACCTTTCACTTGCAAGCGCATCAGACACGCCTTGCCGTGCCTCATACATTGCATCAAACGCTCTACGGTGGGCAGTTCCTGCCTAAATGGAGTCATAGGAAAATAACATTCGCATTGTACGGCAGGGTACGCGCTCGACATATCCACGGAACCGACGTTTTCCAAATGTAACCCCACATAATAGCGGTTGGCGTGCGTGTCACCACCTCGGAACGCCTCCCGCAGCATTTGGTACAATTCCCACGACGGCAAAAGGCGCTTGACCCGTTTAATGCCCCATTTATACATTGCTTCTCGGGCCATCCGCCGGACGTAGCCAGTGCGCGTTAATGGTAGAGTGTACAGGTCGTCGCCGTCTCGGTTCATCTCGATTAACAAGCACTCCACAATACACCTGACATCATTGATACAGTACGCTAATTCTGTAGACGTTAAAGAAGTCCATGGATACCGAACTTTGGAATAGTCAAGTGCTCCCGTCAATTTGGCATGAGGGGCGCCAAGCTGTTTGCCCCAGGCATCAAGGGACAAATTGCTGTGCCTCATACTGCATCGGTACTCAATAGCGCGATTGTCGCATTTTAAGACCCTACGGGGTTTGCTGGCGAACACATCACCCGGGCCAAAATCCAGAACACCCGACAAATATTGAAATTCATGTGCAAGATTGTGAACGTACATGCACAAATACCAATCACCTTGCGGGCCGCTGTTTGCTTGCAAATAGTCGCTGATTGCTCCCGTAAAGTGTAGCCACTCGTCCCACGTCCTACCAATAATAGTAATATCCAGACCGAGTTGACACTGCCAAATATACATTATGCTGTGGGGATTGTCGTTCGCATCAACACATACTCGGCTAGTCTCAATATCAAACGCGCACGGCATATCTACATATAGGCGCTTCTTGTTCGTTTTGCGCTTCTTGCCTTTAGTGTGTTTTCTGTCTAAATGCTCCATAAGCCACGGGACAGGGCTATAACTACAAGCCTCCGCCAAAACCTCCGCGCAGGTCGGCGGAACTGCTGCCTTCGCTATAGTCCCATTCTTTTCCATAGTTGACCTCGCCTTGCTGCCACTTTGCAAAATCGTCGATACTGACATTGTAGCCGCCTTTCTCGCGCCAGTACATAACCGGCTGGTCGGACGGATAGTAATATACACCCGATGCTTTCACGATCTCCCACCACTCCGACAGAGCAGTATATTGATCTTCGGGTACGTCAGCAATATCAATATCGCCAACTTTCATTTTTTGCTTGAATTCCTCACGGGCACCGCCTACGGTGGACCCTTTAGAACGCACAAAACGCGCTACATCCGCTAGCGACTGTTCCAATGCTTTGCGGTCTCCTTGCAGTGCCTTTAGAGTTGGGAAACCTCCGGCAAATTCTTTATAAACGTCGCTAGTGCCGCTGATGGGGTCTTTTGATAGGCGCTTAATACGTTTCTGCGCAATATCGCGCAGTCGGGTGTATTCTTTGCGCATCTGATTATCTGGCCAAGACTCCAAGGCATAGGGGGTATATAGCTCTGCACTGTATTTAAGGGTTGCACTTGCTTTAGCGGCGCCTACTGCCATGTTTCTTACGCTCCTTTCTATCTAAGATCATATAATACCAGTCCAAAGGGTCCGCTTCAATGCCCAATCCGTTGAAAATGATTTTGGCCCATTCAGAGCGGAAAAACTTGACATCATTGGTTGTGACTCCACTATATACAATGGCCGTTGCGAGGTAGATCAAAGAATCGTCGCAGTTAAGCAAGGATACTCTGTTATCTTTACTTTTCATGGGGCCTCCTATAATAAATATGGCCGCCGCATGTGCGGCGGCCATCTGGTAGATCAAACCAGATTCAAAGACAAAACCTGGCCTTTTTTGGTGCTGATAAGAACAGGCTTGATCTTCACAGGTTCCGTCCACGTATCAGGAGTGCCGAGCAGCGTAAACATCCGCTTCAAAGACTGATACACGCCCACCGAAACACAGGCGTAGGACTGCCCGTCATCGGTAATGAGGACAACGCGGGGTGCAATCGTCTTGCCCTCGGGGACATCGTCCTTACTGACCTCCACGCACTCCACGGACACATGGACCAGCGACAGCACCTCGTTGACGTGCTCCTTCAACTTGTTGGCGGGGTTGCTCGTTGCATTGTAGAATGCAACTGCGGCAGAGCGGTCAGAGAGGTTCATATCGGTGTACCCTACACCGGTGTTCATCACATCGGATACCATCATAGCACCATTGTTCTCGGACTTCATCATCGATTCAGACATAATATAACTCCTTTCATTATGTGCCCTGTCATTATCAATACCGGGCGGGCGGTCCCGATAGACGGCCCAAAGGCCGTTTCGACTTATTTTTTGTTATATAAGGAATACATGGCCCTCACCCCATCACGCACACGGGCCGCACCCTGATACATAAGATCGGCTGAAACGCAAGTCCCTTTAAAGCCCTCAAGGGTGCGTACTTGCTCGTTGCAATGGATGAGTGCTTGCCTGTAACCGGCCAACCAGGCCCGATCTTCTGCGGATCGGATAGCGTTCACCGGGTCCTCGTACTCGCAGCACGTCAATTTGCCGTCCGGGTGAATTTCGATGATGAATTTACGCATTTCCATTTGTTGAGTCTCCCCTCTGCCGTCCAAACATAATCATTGCAAGACTGATAAGCACCCTAATACTGTCGATGATGTCATCCTCGGTCAGTTTTGGCAGGTTCTCACCATCAAGAGTAATGTTACCATCGGTAAAAGTGATTTTAATCATGACTTCTTTTTTCATTGGAAAC